CTCCTCAGCGCGCCCGTCGCTGCGTTCGGCCCCGTGTTGACCAGCAGGCTCGCCGTCCCGCTCGAACGCTCCAGCTCGAAGCGGTACCGTGGCGCCGGCGACGCGGCCCCCTGGAGGACGCGGGCACGCCAGTTGCTGCCCACCGCGTTCATGACGCGCGCGACCTCCCTGGCGACGGCCGCCGACCCGTAGTACGTGCCGGCCGCGAGCGTCGCCGTCAACACGCCTGCGCCCTCGTCGAAGTCGATCTTGTCGTTGACTCCCGCGCTGACGAGGTAGGCACCGGCGAGCCAGGCGGTCCGGTCAACGTCGACGTCGAACAGGTCGGCGGCCTTCGACCCGAAGACGAACGCCGAGGAGGAGGTCAGCACCGTGCCGTCCGGAAGCAGGTTCCAGGCCGCCGGGCAGATCAGCACGGATGCGCCTCCTCCTCCTAGGGTCGGTCCGACTCCACCGACAGCTCGTCCCAGGCGACCGTCAGGCCAACCGGGTCCCCCAGGGACTCAGAGGGGAGCCGCACGAGCGGGCCGTACCGCGTCCACGGGTAGAGCCCCCGCCTCACGTCGGGGCAGAGCAGGACAGCGTGCCCATCCAGATGCGGGCGCAGCCACCACGCCGGTCCCCGACGCACGTGCGGGGCCGACAGCGACAGGGCCTCCCGCTCCGGGAGCACTCGCCGCCCAGCCTGCGCCCCATGCGGCGTCGAGACCACGACCGTCCGGTCCTCCATCGCGTGCGCCTCGATCCCCGCCGACTCCAGCTCATCCCACGCCACCCACAAGTCGAGCGTCCCGAGCTGAATGTACCCCCCCGCCGCCGCCGCGTCCGTCACCACCAGGCGCGCGTACCGGTACCAGTACGGCCGCGCGAGCAGGTGGAGCAGCCGCGCTGGGTGGTAGGTCACCTCCTCGTCGACGTCCGGCGCCCCCCAAGAGTCCGCCGAGTGGAGCTGGAGGTTGACCAGCGCCTTGCTCGAGAGGTTGTGGTTGTAGGCGGATGCCACCACGATCGGCAGCGGCCGCCCCATGTCGACCGTAACCGTCTTCTGCCCATTCGCGTCCAGGCTCCGCCACACGCGTGCCTGCCTCCACACACGCAGGTTCGAGGCGGGGTACGCCGCCTGCGCCTCGCTCGCCGTCACGGTCGCCAGGGGACCTAGCGTCGCCGAGTACAGACCGATGAGACCCTCGCCCGCAGCGACGAGACCACCGGGATACCAGAGGTCAGGCGGCGCGTCCGACCAGTCCGGACGCTCTTTCAGCGGGGCGTCCCGTCCCGCCCCTCGCGTCCGGTCGTAGAGCGTCGAGCCCGTCCCCTCGTCCGCCCGCCAGTAGCCGACGAGCCCCGCCTCGTCCCCAGCGAGACGATAGGCTAGCCGCGTGTCGAGTGTCGCCTTCGCGAGTGCGCTGTTCCACAGGCGCACCTCGCCAATGCTCGCATCCGCCCCGTGCGAGGGGCCCCCTGACGTGTCGGATCCCGAGCCGACGCGCAAGACCGTGGCGTTCGCGTCGGGGCCACCGAACGCGAGCACCGCAGAGCCGACGGACACGTACGCCTCGACCGCTGCATCCCTCCCAGGACCCTGGCGCGCAGCCGCATAGATCGCCAGCGCCCGCGGTGTGTTGTCCCAGCTCGCCGCTACGGAGTACCAACGGCCCGGGATCAGCTCGTAGGGGAAGTAGCCCTGGCTGTTCGACACGCCCCCACCGGTCGTAATCCCCGCACCGAGCGTGAACGCACCGGCCACGCCGACGTCAAAGGCGTATTCGAGCCGAAACGTGCAGGTCCCGGGTGCGGCCTCACCTTTCCCGACGAGCCCGTAGCGCTGCCCACTCGTCGGCGCCCGCTCGACCCGGACGACCGCCTCGATCGTCCAACTCGTCAGGTCGAACGCCGGGTCGTCGGCGACCTCGGCCCGCGCGAGCCGACCCCGGTTGCACCTCAGGCTCACCGTCGCGCCTCGTTGCGCTCGATCGCCTCCGCAACGAAGCGACCCAGCACGCGTCGGACTGCCGCCTCCGGCAGCTCCGCCTCGACCGCGCCGCGCCCCCCCCGCACGTTGAGCGCGGACAGCCTCTCGACGCTCGCCGCCAGCCGCGCGATCGACCGCGCCTGCTCCCGTAGGTCCGCGTTGGAGCCGATGAAACCGTCCGAGCGCGGGAAGAAGACCTCAGGACCGGCCTCCCCAACGACATAGGCTCCACCGCGAGCGACGAAGCCGCCCGCCTGCCGCCGCTGCGGTCGGTCCCCGACGAGTCGCTGGAAGTCTCGGAGCAACTTCTCCAGCTCCAGCACCGCCCCACGGAAGTCGGAGAGCCCTCGAAGCTCAAGCCCGGGCACGCCCTCAAAGAACTTGACTTGCGCCTTGAGCTGCTTGACGAGCGTCTCAAGGGCCCCGAGGTCACCGCCGGTGAGGTTGCGAGCAAACGCCGCCGCGAACTGCGCCACATAACCGCCCGCCGCCCCAGCCCTCCCAGCGACCCCACGTGCCCGCTCCAGGATCCGCTGAAACTCCGGCGACCCCGCCGGCACGTCCACCCGCCGCTCCGAGCCGATGTCGAGCTGCGTCCGGACATCCTCGAACTGGTGGAGGAGCGCCTGCTGCGTCGCGCGCGCCTGCTCCGCCGTCCTCGCCTGCTCGTCCGCGAGCGCCTTGAGCGCCCGCCCAGCCTCCTCCGCGCCGCGCCCGACCCTCGGACCCATCTCCTCCGCCGCCGCCGAGAAGGCGTTGACCATCGTCACGATCCCAGCGAGGGCGGAGGGCACCGTCTTCCCCATCTCGCGGAACCGCGTCGCAACCTCGATGGCCGTCGGCCCTACACGCTCGAGTGCCGCCTGCAGCGTCAGGCCTTGATCCGACATCGCCTGGAACGCCAAGACGACGTCCTGCGCACGCGCACCGAGCTGCTCCGCGGTCATGAGCCCGAACTCTTCCATGGCCACGCTCAGGCCGTGGATCCCCTCCAGATTCTCGGGGACCTGCTGCCCGAGCAGGCGCAGGTCACCTACCACCTTCCCGATCCTGTCCCCCAGCAACACGCTCGCCGAGGCCGCGGATCCCGTCCGCTCCGCAAGCGCGGCGAACGTCTGCGCGAGGTCGGAGGCCGCCGTCTTGGCGGCCTGCGCCGTGAGCCCCGCGAACTCGTCGAGCACTCCTGCCAGACGAACCGCCGCCTGATGCGCCTCCCGTGCGGGTCGCGTCATCTCCTCGAAGGCCCTCGCGATCCTCCCCTCCGGATTCCTCGCCGCGTGCTCGACGAGCGCCGCGAACCCCTTCGCACCCATTCCCGTCGAGAACTCCGCCAGCTCACCGGAGGTCGTACCGAGGATCTCGGCGAGCCGCGCCATCTGCTCGACCTGTCTCCCCGTCGCCGTCTCGCTCGCGCGCTGGGCCGCGTCCGCGTCGACCTGGACGTCCCTCAGCTCGACCCACGCGTCCGCAAGCTCCTTCGTCTTGGCGGCCAACCCCGCGACGGCGCCGACCCCCACCGCGCCCCATCCAAGCATGGCCGCGCGGCTCCCCCCAGCGTCCTTCGACAGGCCAGCAAGCCCCTGCTGGAGGTTGCGCACCGCCCCGACGGCCTGCCCCGCCGCGCCCGTCATGCTCAGGAATCCGTTCGCCATCTGGTCTAGCTCCGGCGAGATCCTCCCGACGACGCCGACGAGCTGTGTCATGCCGATCGACAACTGCTGCGAGCCACGGAGGGACTGCCCCATCGCAGAGTTGAGTCGAGTCGCGGGAGGCACGACCCCGTCGACCTGCTTGCCGAGAGTGGCGATCGCCTGGCCGGTGCTCGTGACCGCATCAAGCCCCTCCGCCGTCAGCCGGAGGGTGACGACCTCCTCAGCCACGACGTGCCTCCATCTCCATCTCCGCCAGACCCACCAGATACGACCTCACCGCCAGGTCGACGAGCGCCACCCGGCGCCAGACCTCGACCTCCGCCGCCGCCGTGAGCCCCTCCGCCCTGCACCGCATCCGCAGCACCCTCAGGCGCTCCCCCTCAGCCACTGTACTCCGCATCTCCTCCCACAGCTCGAGCACCCAGGCGTCCAACTCGCGCAGCGCCGGCAGCTCCACGCAGCGGGGGACCGCGTCCCGCGCACCCGCCCAGTCCCCGCGCCGCAAGCACTCCTCCGCCGCGGGGTACTCCCCCATCAGCCGGGCACGCCGGACAAGTTTCCCCGTTCCTCCTCCACCCGAAAGCCGGCCCCGAGCGCCTCGTCGGCCACTGCCGCCGCGAGCGCGGGCTGCGCGTCGAGGAGCCTCCCCCGCAGCTCCGGATCCGTAGCCGCCCTCCCGTCCTCCATTCGCACTTCACCGCCGTTCGCGCTCACGGACACGAACTCGATCAGCGCTCGGCGCGCCACCTCCTGGTAGTGCAGCGCCGCCGCAGCCGTCGGTCGCGACAGCTCCTCGAGCGAGCCGAGCCCCAGCTCGTGCGCGACGGTCAGGCTCTCGCGCTGGAGAACAGGTCGAACCCGGTACCGCCACACGATCCCCGATCGCGGGTCGCGCCACTCCCGCTCGACCGGCTCTCCCCCCACCGCGATCCGCAGCACGGTCACCTCACGCGAGCGGGTCGGCCGCGTTGGAGTTGACGAGTTCGATGTAGGGGACCGGCTGCTGGAAGCCCGTCGGCGTCGTCACCGCCTTGTCGCCCCCCCGGTAGCGCACGACGTGCGGGATCCCTCGGTAGTCCGAGGGGTTCGCCGTGAAGCCCTCCCAGGTCACAGATGGAATCCATACGTCGGCGTGCCGGTTCGCGTCGAGTACGTGCGCGAACTTCAGCTCCCGCGTCGTCCCAGCAAGCACGTCCGCCATCCGTGCTGTCGCCTCGTAGGGCACCTGCACCTCGCCCGTCAAGTCGAAGCGTCCTCCCATCGGCTCCCGCATGAACGGAGCGTGAAGCGACGTGTAGGCCCGGTCGTCGTCCTCGTACTCGCGCTCCATGGCCACGGTCCATCGGCTCAGCTCCAGATCTACGAGCGTACCGTTCTGCGCGGCCGTCTGATAGGAGACGATCGACTGCAAGAACTGAACCCTGTCGATGTTTGTGGGCTCCGTGAGCGCGGCGAGCCCGCTCGGGTTGTTCGCCGTGTTCTCCTGCCGCCGCCGTCCCATCCCCCGGAACTCCGCCGTCACGACCCCCCCCGCCGTCCCCTCGAGCGTCAGACCCGTGAACTTCGCCGAGTCAACCTCGTGCGTGACGACCCCGTCGTACCAGGCCAACGTGAAGAAGAGCCCGGTCATGTCGTTCTTCCGATAGAAGCGATGCGTGTAGGGCCCAACCCCGCTCGGCACACCGGCCGTGCCAAAGAAGAGCGCGAGCAGCGTGTCGAGACCCTCGTACTTGAGGTCGACCCGAAAGGTAAAGTTGATCCTTCGCCGGCTGACGAGCGCCGACTGGCGCCGGCTCGCATCCGCGTTGTAGCTCTCGTCGCGGAGCGCCACGACCACGTCCTCCCACGTGAAGGAGAGGACACGGAACCCCTTGCTCGCCCCAACCGCGACGGAGGTCCCCCAGGTCGCCGCCTTCGCGACCCCCACGAGGAGATTTACACCCTTGCCAACCGGCATGGATCAGCCCTCCCCTCGCACTCGCCCGCGCCTAAGTGGCAGCGCCGCAGGCTCACCAGCCTCGACCTCGACCGCGAGCCCAGCCTCCAACGCGCGCTCCACGTCCTCCTCGTCCAGCTCCGCCTCCTCGCCTTCGACGATCCTGGGCTGACTCCCGAACGCGAGGGGGACCCCCTCCAGAGTCACGAGCCACCTCACCCTACGCATGCACCACCTCCTGAACCGCCAGCTCGCAGTCCGCGAAGTGGACGGTCACCCCCTGCAGCCTCCTCGCCCCCAGCTCCCGCACCTGAAGAGGCGACGAGAGCACCTGCGTCGTGTTCGCCAGACTCCCCAGCCGACCGATCCCGCGAAACTTCTCGCGCACCTGGTCGACGTGCCTCTGGAACGCGTCGTAGCTCCCCTCCGAGTCCGACCAGCTCCGTGCGTGCTGCACTTTCCACCCCGCACGCCCCGCCGTCCACGTCCCCAGCCCTCGCGCCTCCACATCGGAGGCCCGGTAGACCCTCCACGTCCGCACCGTCTTGACCGTCGGGTCGTCCTCCTCGGCCGCGTCCGAGTCGACCAGGAACTTCGCTAAGAGGTCCTGTTGGTCGAGCGCCCAGGGCCTCTGCTCGTAGACGACCCCCGCCCCGGCGACGAGGCGCACGAGATCCGCCACCTGCTTCGCTGCATCCGCGTAGTCCTCCCTTGCGGCGCTCGCCGATCCCACCCCACTCGGCTGCGCGACGGACGGGATCGTATACAGCTCCTCGACCGCCACCTCGACCTCGGCGTAGTGGCACTGGTAGCCGCCGACCGAGGTGTAGGCCACTTGCCCCGTCGACTGCGCCGAAGCCACGTGGGCGGAGCCCAGCGACGCCCGCCCCGCGGGCCGGAACTTCGCCCCAACCGAGTCGAGCAGGGCCTGCACCTCCTTCTCACTCTGGTCGTCGTCCGTGAGCGCCGTGAAGCACCGCAGCCGGTAGCGCTCGAGCGCCCTCGTCCGGAGCTGCGTCCACCACTCCTCCTCGACTACGTCCCGCGTGACGAGCCAGCCACGCACCCGATCGCGAGCCCCGGGCACCACCCGCTCAAAGAGGTCCCTCAACCGCGTCTGGTCGCGCAGGTGCCGCCCCCCGAGGTACACGGGACCGACGTTCGCAACCTGACCGAGCAGCGCCGCCAACGCGACCCCGGTGTCCGCCCAGGCCACGCGCGTCCTACCTCTTTGCCCCCTGCACCGCATCCCGAGCCCGATCAAGAGCCCGACGCAGGTAGTGTCGCCCCCGAACCCCCTTGCGCCCGATCGAGCGCGCGACCGCGTAGGCAGAGACGTCCGACCCCAGCTTCGCCTCGACCCAGGGGGCGATCGCGTCGACGGGTGGCTGCCGCGCACCGGGCCGACGCCCCCCCTCCATCACCGGCGCGTACACCAGGTCGCTCGAGATCCGTCCCGTGTAGACCTCGATACCCCGCACGACGTCCGCGAAGACGTCGCCACGGAACGAGGCACGCAGCGCCCCGGTAAAGACGAGGCCCGCGGCATCGATCTCCTCGCGGATCGCCCCCTCGACCTCGCCGAGCCAATCGCGCACGACGGCACTCGCACCTGGGCCGATCTCACCGCGCACCGCCTCCAGCCGCCGACCGAGCGCCTCCGCTTCCGCCCCCCCGTGGATCGCAATGCGCAGCGGCATAGGACCGGACCTCACCTCTGCGTCTTCGTCCGAAAGAGCAGGGATCGGTACGGATGCGGCGTCACGTCCCACTCGTGAAAGCCGCCGGCGATCGCGCCCTCCGTCTCCGGCGCCTCACCGATGTTCACGCCGAACACCGTAGAGGCTGCCGCGCAGAACTGCTTGGCAAGGTCAGACCACTCGCGCCCCTTGCCACGGTAGTCAACCGAGTCGGCGTCGATCCCGGGATCCGTCGTGTGCCCGTACCGAGCCGCGTAGGCGCGACAGACCGCACACGCGGCTCCGTACTCGAAGCCCGGCTCGAGGTCGTCGGGGACGGTCGAGGTCGACGCGTCGACCGTATGGGGAGTCGTGTAGGAGACACGGATGTTGTCCGTGCCCAGCTCCGGCGTGACCGCCAAGTGCAGGTGCGTCGCGGTCGCGCGATCAGGGAAGTACTCCCACTCCCCGGCGTCGATGAACGAGCGAACCTGCTCGTTGACTGGATACTCGACCCAGAGGAAGGAGGAGAAGCCGGCGACCCAGCCCGCCGGCACGGCAAACTGAAAAGCGGAGCCGGTCCCGGACAGGGTCGCGGTGCGACGACGCGGTGCGAAGCGCGACAGCCAGGCAACCGCGGTCGTCACGACCGCGTCGACGTCGAGCGCCGGCAGGCCGCGGCCCGCACGCTCGTTCTGGATGAGCTCCCTGACCCGCTGGGTGAGCTCAGGGAGGTTCGTGAACGCCACCGCACCTCCGCGCGCGACCTACCCAGGGCGGACCCTCCGCGCCAGGTCTCGCGGCCGCGGGCGTCCGCGGCGCGGACGCCCCTACATGGGCACCTCGACCGTCACGATGGACCCCCTCTGCCGATAGTGCAGGGTGATCGCGGTCGGACTACGATCGACCGCCTCCACGTCCTCCGGCTTCACGCCCGCCACCGCACACGCCGCCTTGCACACGGCGGCCCGCACGGCGTCGATGGGCGCCACCCTCTCCCAGCGCGGACCACGGAGCGCCATGTCCCCTTTACTCAGGTACAGCCGCACCGCCTCGAGAGGCACTCCCTCGGCGGCAGCCACCTCCGCGATGGGCTTCCTCTCCTCCTTCTTCACCTCTGCCATTCCCTCACCTCACCACGGCCCGACCGACTGGAGGGACCTGTAGTACGTCACGCGCAGCGTTGCGTCCGTCGCGCCCGACCGGATCGCCCTAAGCTGCTTCAGAGCTTGATGGCTCCGGAGCACGATGACATCACCATCGACCGCCGGGTGCCCCTCCGTCGACGTCGGATCCGTCCCGTCGACCCGGTACCGAATCGGCTGCGCCTCCACGCTGATCACCACCGCGTCCGGCCGGGGTCCGGCCGCAGGGTCCAGGTTCGCCGCCGTCAACCCCACCGCCGACGTCGAGACGGTGATCGCCACGTAGCTGATCGGGTCGCCGAGCGGGTGCTCGACGAGCGCGGCGGCAGGCACAGATCCTCACCTCGGCTCGAACTCGACGACGAGCAGGCCAGCCGGGATCGCGAGGCCGGTCCCGACCTTCTCGTACTGCAGCGCGAGCACCGCGCCGGCCGGGAGCGCGTAGCGCGTGAACGTCGTCAGAGCCGCGGTCACGAACGCCCGCGCGTCCAGCGCCGACGTGTTCGTCCCCAACGCGTAGTCGATGTGCCCCAGCTCTGTCGTCCCCGCCCCCCCGGTCCCCGCATCGAGGAGGTTGAGGTTCGTCGAGTTCGTGTCCGCCCCAGTCACGACCGTGTCCGGCACGTGGTAGACGGCAGTGACGTCGATCGCACTGTCGTTGCCCAAGAACAGGACCGCCAGACTCTCCGTCGCCGTCGCCGCCGCATGGGCCGGCACACGCTGGACCAGATAGTGCTTCCCAGCTACGCTGAGGACCCCGATGGCTGCCATGCCCCGCCTCCCCCGCTACGCGACGACCTGGCGATAGAATCCACGCCAGTCGAGCGGCGTCACGTCCCACCAGAACCGCACCTTCCACTTGCCCTTGTCCGCGTCGAACATCGCGGGTGAATCCGGGTCGAACTGCTGGAAGAACTCTGGCTGTGGGACGCCCTCAAAGCGTGACAGCTCAAACGTCGGCATCCCCCCCGGTCCGGAACTCGCCATCGCTACCCAGTTGTTCGTGTCCGTCTGGTGCGTCAGCTCGACGATGCCCTTGATCCGTCCCTTGAAGGCCAACGGATCAACACTCGCGTCCGTGTCCGCCGTCGGACTCAGGACGTACTGCTCCGACGGGTTCGCAATCCGCTCCGCCAGCTCCACCAGATCGATCGGGACCAACAGGTAGGCCGGGTCGTTGACGGACCCAAGCCTCTTCGCGCTGTCCTGCGCGACCTGCTTGCGCATCGCCTGGCGCGTCGCGGCGAGGTTCGCGAGAGTCAGCGACAACGTTCCCGTGTTGTTGTGCCCGGCCGCGTAAAGTGTGACGCCGTCCGCGTTCATGGTCGGGTTGTCGACTGTGATCACGTCGAGGATGTCCTCACGGACCTCCCGCCCGGCAGCCTTCCCCATGTCCCCCGGGACGAAGGCCAACTTCTGCCCATCCGGGTCGAGCAGCGCCTCGAGCGTCACGTCCTCGATGTAGCCGCGCTTCTGCAGCTGGGCCAGCTCCTCGACGTCCGTCGGCGAGGTCGCCGTCGGGTACGTGGCTCCCTCCGCCACGACCCCAGGGTTGAGATACTCGCCCCGCCGAATGCGGCGGTGCACCTTGAAGTCCGAGAGCATGGAGGTCGCGCTGGCCAGCTCGAGGAGCTGCTCCCAGTCGGAGGCAGAGTGATACGACCGCATGAACGCCTTGTGGGCGCGGTCGGCGAAGATCTCCCCCAAGCTCGAGGAGGTGATCGACGCCCGCAGGATGCGCGGCTGCTCCCCGCCGCGCCGTACCACGAACCCGCAGGGCAGGAACATCTCCCTCGTGAGCGACGGAGGCGATGGACGCCGACGGCGAGGCGTCAGGTCGCGGCACGCGCACGCGAGCGATGCGTTCGCACCCCACGGCACGAGCGACTCCCGATCGGACGCGACCGCACCACCGATGTACGTCCCACGCAGGTAGTGGCCGATGTTCAGTGCGTTGATCCGCACGTAGCGCCCCCCATGCCCGGGGAACGCCTGGATGGCCGCGGCGAGGGTCGGCAACATCGGGACCCGCTCCCCGGTGGGGAGCGGCATGTCGCGACGCTCGAAGAAGCCGTCGAGGCCCGCGAAGAAACGCTCCCACTCGTCGGCGCCCACCTCGATGCCGAGCGCCCCCCGCAGCGTGCCCCGCGGGAACTCAACGTCGTGGAGCCGCCGCAAGTAGGCCCGCTCCCGAGCGAGGATCGCATCCATCGCAGCACCGTCACCTGCCGCGCGAAGCAATGGTCGCAGGTGCTCCTGGGTCGCGGGGGGCAGCCCCGCGACCTTCCGCTCAACCTCCTGCTCGTGGATCTGAGCGCGAAACGCTGCGGCGACCTTCTCGGCCTCTGCGAGCTGCCGTGAAATCTCCGCGGCCTTCCTAGCCAGCTCAGGAAACGGCTCCTCCTTCGGTCCCTCCTCCTCCTTCTCCTTCGGTCCCGCCTCCTCCTTCTCCGCCTCCTCCTTCTCCGCCTCCCCCTTCGGCCCCTCCTCCTCCTTCATCTCCTGGCGGGCGAGACGCAGCTCCGCCAGGAAGAGGTCGCGGTCCACCCCCCTCAAGTCCAGGTCGAGCGCATCGACGAGCGCGATCGCCGCGTCGTCGCTCTCCGCCGCGAGGAGCGCCGCCGCGAGGGCCGGCTTCCTCTCCAGAAACTTCTCCCAACGCATCTGCCCACCTCCTGCGCGAAGGCTCGCCGCGAGCCGCGAGAGGAAGCGCCCCCCCGCCCCACCCTGCGTGACCAGGTCCGTCGAGACCTTCCCGATCCGCGACACCACCTCGTACCTCTGCCCAGCGACCTCCTCGATCCGGCTCGCGACCGGGCCGTAGATCGAGAACTCGTAGAAGTCGCCTATGCCGTTCCTGACCGCGTTCAGCAACCGCTGACGATGCGTCTCGTCGACCACCGTCCACACGCCGACGGCCGCTCCCATCTCCCCCACGGTCGGATCCCACCGCACCTCGGAGACGCGGCCGATCTTGCTCCGCACCGACCGCTCGGGGCGCTCGCGCGCCTCCGACTCGGTCGGGTGGTCCTCGTAGGAGTCGCCCTCGAACGCGCCGTCGGCGATCGCCAGCTGCACAGTCTCAGGTGGGAGGAAGACGGTCAGGGACTCGTCGACGGAGCTGCGGATCCGGGTCGGCCCCGCCTCAACGACGACGATGGGCCAGCGGAAGCCCTCCGCGTCGAGGGGACCACCGACGAGCCGCGCGGAGGCCCGGAGCGCGCCGGAGAGAGCCGCCTCACTCCCGACTGGGGCCCGCTGCGAGAGCGCACCCGTCTCGAAGCACGCCTGCTCGATCGCGTTGCAGAACGCCCCAGGATCCGTGATGTCGGGCGCCGCGCGAGAGATGCTGTCCATGCACCGCGTCCGGAACCCCTCGTCGGGCCCCCACTTCTCGCACAGCCCCGCGAGCGATTCCGGCGAGAGCCCACCGAGCTGGGCGGCGAGGTCGTCGCTCGCGCGCAGCAGCGCCGCCTCGAGGAGCGCACCCGCGCGGATCTCACGCCAGCCCCGCGCCTCCATCTCCTCCGCGCACCGCGGACAGAGCGAGCGCACCTGCTCGACGGTCAGACGAGCGGCACCGGCAGACGCCGCCTGCTCCTTGAAATGCTCGACCTGGAGGAGACGCTCCCGCGCCCTCGCCTCCGTGTCGTAGCAGCCGAAGGAGTGGCTCCCGTCCTCACTGAGGACGCACCACTCCCCCTCGCGCTGGACGACCCGCGCGGCGAGTCGGTTCGGGGAAGCTCCCTCAGCCATGCGCCCCTCCGCATCCGCCGAGGGGCCCTGTAGGGAGCCTAGAGGACGGTGACGTTCCGCACCGCTGACCGCCGAGGCTCGTTCGAGCCTAGGAGGCGATCAAGACTTGCTTACCGCAATCGGGACCGAACTGTCAAGCGGCGCGCGGTCGAGGACCGGGGCGGCCTTTCTGGCCACCCCCCACCCGTCCTCGCGCCCATGACAGGTCTCCCGCTTCGCCGACACCGGGACGCCGCGCCGAAAGTGGACGGTGAGCGACCCGGTCGCACCACAACCAGCCATGGATCGGAGCGCGGCGGCTATACCTGCAAGGCGCTCCTCAACTTCAGGCCGTAGATTCAGGACGTCACCTTCCCGCGGAGGAGATGATGCAGCTCCTCCTCCTCAGTGGTCGTGGAGGACGACACGGCATCAGGCTGCCCGCCGAGCGCCCGCTCAACCTCCGCCGCGTCGACCTCGAGCCCGTAGTCGCGCAGCGCCTTCAGGTAGGCTCTGCGCGCCGTCGCCGGATCGACGAACCTTCTGTCGAGCCCCTGCGAGAGCGCAGAGGCGAGACTCCCGAGGACCGCGACCGCCTCCTTCGGGTCGACCGTGAGCAGCTCCGGCGTCTCGACCTCGACCCTCCAGTCGGTGACCCCCTTAAGGCGCTCGGGCCGCACGACCCGCACCGTGTCGACCGCGTAGCGGCAGGCACGCCCAACGACGTGCGCGAGCTGGCGCTGCTTCGCGCGCCCCCGCAGGTACACCGCGTCCAACGTCGACACCGCGACCGCGCGGTTCCCCTCCGTCAGGTCACCGCTGAGGATGGGCGGCGGGAACCCCGTCGCTGCGGACCCATAGGCCCGCAGCATCCGTTCCTGGTCCGCCGCGTCCGCCGCGTGCGTCGCGACCGCCTGGAGGTTCCACTTCTCCCGGTCGCTGTGCGCCGCGACCGTCCCGTACTGCGGCTCACCACGGTAGCGCTCCTTCCAGCCATCGATGTCCTCCTTCCTCGCGCCCTTGATCTCCACGTCGCCGACGAACCGCGCGAGCAGTTGCGCGCGTTCGGCGACCGCGGCGTGAAAGTCGTCGAGCGTCACCCAGTAGTCCATCGCCGTAACGAAGTCGGAACGCCCCCGGCCTGAGTTGAGCCGGCAGTTCCACCGGAACGCGAGGACGCCGGACAACCCCCGCAACGGATCCGGATCCGGCCGCTCGCGGCGGGGATCAAGACCCATCAGCAGGCCGAAGTGCTCACTCGTGCGGTCACGGACGGGACCGACAACCGGGATCGAGATAGCCGTCGTTACCCCGCCCGCCGCCATCACCGGCTGGTAGCGGATCTCGAGGAGCACTCGGTTTGAGCCCGGCGCGAAGATGACGTCGACCACGTCGGCCGGATCGAAATAGTCGAGGACAACCTCCCCCGTCCCCGGGTCGGCGATGACCGGCAGGAACAGCTCGCCGGTCGCAAGCTTCGTCTCGTTGAGCGGCTCGAGGATCGCGTCCCACTCGTTGCGGGGATCGGTCCAGAACGCCTCGACGACCTCCTGGACACGCTCGTCACGGGCGATCGGACGGAACTCACTCGGCTTGATCCACTCGTTGACGAGCGACACGAACCGCGCGGCGAGAGGATGCGTGTCGAGCATCTGGAAGGCGCGCTCGACGTGCTGGCGCCACAGGCCGGCAGGCAAGTCGCGCCGGGCCCTCTGACCGATCGGCGCGTAGTAGCCGTGGCCGGGGAGCGACGCGTCCGGGTCATCCCCGGCGATGAGTCCAGCGGCACGAAGCAGCGAGGCCACCGGGGACTGAGAGGGATCGGCGGCCTTGCGGGCCAGAGCACGAAGCACGGAGGAGCGCATTCAGCCCGTCCTCAGGGTGCCCACCACCCCTGCCGGGTCACGACGTGCCAGGCGACGGACGCGCAGTAGGCCGAGGCTGCGAGCCACCCCAGGACCGCCCCCGCGATCCGCGACCAGGGCATCTTGCGCACCGCAGCCTCGTCGCCGAGGTCGGACAGGAAGTACCAGGCGGAGGCCGTCCCGAGTGCGACGCTCGCCACCACGACCGCCCCCCACCAGAGTGGCACGAGGAGTAGACCCACGCCGACCTGCGTGAGCCACGTCAGCGACCAAAGCCACAGGGCAGCAGCGACCGCGGCGACCGCAGCCGCCCCCGTGACCCCCAGCCACCCCGAAGCACGAATCATCGTCGTCTGCGCCCGATGATAGCACCACCAAAGGTCCTCCGGATGGGCGCGTAGCCGCGCCCACCCACTCCTACGACCGCCCCGACGGACTCGCCGGCCGCATGCGCCGCCTCGAAGGCGGCCGCGAGGGCGTCCACCTGGTCGTCGTACGCGCCGGACGGGAAGGCGGCAAGCTCGTCGAGGAGCGCCGCGAGCCACGGACCGCGGCAGACGCCGACCTCGCCCGCGTTCCAGGCCGCCGCGAGGCGCTCCGCGCGCGCCTCCTTGCTCCCGCGTTGGCGAGCCGACCTCACCCTCGCCCCGGGGAGCACGTCGGCTGCAATACGCCCCGCCACCTCGGCGCCGGCCGACGGGTCGACCGGGAGCACGACGATCACCTCCGGGTCGACCGCCTCGGCGAGCGCGCGCCACGAGCGCAGCTCCTCGTCGCGCGCCGCAGGCTCGTGGCGGCACCTCCTCACCCACGCCACCCGCCACCTGGGCGATTCGGGCGCAGGACCCAGGAGCAGCGCGCCCGCCGTCCAGTCACGCCCCCCGTAGGCGAGGTCGAGCCCGAGGTAGGCAGGCAGCAGCGGCGCGTCACCATCCAGGACGGGCGCACGGCCGGCGAGGAACATGCCCCCCTCGCCCCACGAGGGCGAGCCCTGGTAGAGCGCACCGAAGTAGCGGTCGCCCTCCTCGCGGCGGATCCGCTCGAGCGCCTCCGCCGGGTAGCGCGCCGGCCAGAGCGCCTCGCCGGGCCGGCGACCGAGCGGGTCGCCCTCCTCGGCGAGCGCGGAGAGCCGAAGCACCTCCCAGCCCGCCTCCGCGGCGAGCAACCGCCCCGACAGGTCATCCTGGTGCCAGCGCGCCGCCACGAGGACCACGCTGCCGCCGGGCTCGAGGCGCGCGACCATGTCGCCGCGGTACCACTCGTGGGCGCGGTCACGGTGCGCGGCGGAGTCCGCCTCCTCGCGGCCCCGGAGCGGGTCGTCGATCACGACCAGCCCGAAGCCCTCGCCGGTGGGGGGCGCCCCGACCGCGCACGCCCGATAGCAGCCCCCCCCCATAACCTCCCACTCCAGAGCGGAGCGGCGCTCCTCGAGGAGCGCAAGACCACGGCGACGGGCGAGACGGCGAGCGAGGCGGGACAGCCGCGTCGCGAGCTGGAGCGAGTGCGAGCCGACGGCGACTCGAAGCGATGGGTCTCGCTCGAGGCGCCAGACGGGATAGAGGACGGAGACGAGGGTCGACTTGCCGTGCCGGGGTGGGGCGACGAGGACGAGGCGACGAGACGTACCGCTGGAGACCTGCTCGAGGCGGGCGCAGACGGCGGACAGGTGGGGCGAGGACCAGTCGAGGTCAGGGGCCATCGCCCGACACCAGGCGAGCAGGCCGAGGGTGACGGGCCGCGCCCCCCCGCGCCGCAGCTCGAGGAGGCGTCGCGCGGCGGCGACGACCTCAGCGCGCTCGAGGGCGGCAAGATCACGGGACACGGACACGAAACCATTCTACCGACACCCGGGCCCGCCGCCGAGAGCATCGGCGTCGCCCCGGTCGCGGTCGAGCTGGACGAGGCGACGCGCGCCGAGCTGCTCGCCGCTCAGGTGCGGCAGCGCATGGCCGTCACCTGCGCTCCCTTGCGACCGACAGCTCACCGCTGACAATGCGCTCCAGCTCCTCCGTCGGGAGGCGGTCGATCTCCTCGATCGTCCGTGCAGCCCGTGCTCGTGCCTCGACCATCAGTCGGTGCTGCTCGCTCCACCGCTCCGGACGCCCTGCCGCGAGCAGGCGCAGGAGAAGCTGGTCCGAGTAGACGCGTTCCTTGCCGACCTCCACTCCTCCCTGGTAGATCGGCCGGTCATAGCCGTAGATCCCACGGCGGGCCACCTCCGCCTCGGCCCGGTCGAGGAAGCGCTCACGAGCCTCGGAGAGTGCTCCTGCGAACTCCGGGTCCCGCCTACGTAGAGCCAGCACACTAGCGACGGAGATCCCCGCCTGCTCCGCAGCGATCCTCAGGACGCCGATCCGCGCGATTGCCTCGAGGACGGCATCGCGCCAGACCTTTGCCCGCACGACCGCCCGCGCAGAGATCTTAGCCTCGTCCGATTGACCGCGGAGGACCCCCTCGGGCAGGTGCGGGACGACGACCTGACGCAAGACCTCTTGGGCCCTGGCGCGCACGGCGGGGTCGTTCCAGTTTCGCGTGAGGCCCGAGGGGTGGGGGAGGAGGACGGTCTGGACGCCGCGGACGCGCACGACGGCGGGCGTCTCGGGACCCTTATCGACCCACGGCTGTCCGAAGCCCCTCCAGACCTGGTGTCCGCAGAGGACGAGGACCTCGTAGCCGGAGACGTCGACGCGGTCGGCGGCGGCACGGAGCGACTCGGCACAGGCGCGCTCGTCGGGGCCGAGGAGGTTGATGCAGTCGGCCGCCTCGAGGAGACGTCCGCGCTCGACGCCGAGCAGCCACTCCAGGCGCCGAGCGGAGAACGAGTCTCCCCATGGGCGGGGGACATGGGACGGCGTACGCAGCCCGACGATGAGGACGGCCTTCATGTCCTCACTCTAGCGCGGGTCTGCCCACTGCGCAGCTTCGTTCGCCCCGCGCCCGCAAGACCACTCGGCTCGGATCGTGTCCAAGAGGGCTCGCACATCATCGAGGGAGCGGCAGACGGCGACGGCGGCGCCGGCCCGGCGCCAGCGCACGAGGGCACGCTCCTGCATGGGGGTGAGGTGAGCGCCGGGCCGCTTGAGCTCGACGGCGAGGGCGCGGCCGCGGTAGGAGCCATGGAGGTCGGGCTCGCCAGCGCGGGAGAAGGGGGAGCCATGGGCCTTGACGGCGTGGCAGCCTGGGGTGGCGCGCAGGAGGCGAAGGGCAGCTCTGGCGAGGGAGGCCTCCTTTGGCCCCTGTGGGCGACGGCCATGGCGGGGGGGCCTTGGAGTCGGACCGGAGGGCACGGAGGGCGCCTTGAGCACGCCAAGGCGGTCCCTGGGCATCCTAGCTCTCCTGACGGAGGCGCCCCGGTCGCGGGGAACAAAACCTCATCACGCCTCCCACCAGACATGGTGCTCGGTGGCGGGAGAGCAGAGCACGAGGCGCTCCCGGGCGCGGGTCATGCCGACGTAGAAGGTGCGCACGATGGAGGCCTTACCCGCCTCGGAGCGTTCGGCCGCGAGGTGTGCCGGATAGGGGACGTCGGGGAACAAGTAGACCACGTCGGCCTCGCCCCCCTTGACCGCGTGGACCGTCGAGGGGTGAATCCTGGGTCTCCCCACGACCCCCCGCAGACCGTGGCGGAGGTAGACCTCGACGGGATAGGAGGCGACCTCCCTGTCGCGATCCGTGAGGAGGTCGCGCCACCAGGAGGCCAGGGCGAGCGGGTCCGACAGGCGCTCTGCGATCTCACGCATGGTCCGCGGCTCGAACCAGGAGAGCAGCTCGTCGCGGGTCACCGGCCGCCGTGCGGAGTCCTCCGCAGCGAGGGCGGCGAGCGCCGCCTTGGCCCCCCGCCGCAGGACCCTACGCTCGCCCGCCTCGTCCGTATCCACGGCGGGCAGGATCGAGGCCCAGCGCGCGACGTCGCACACGGACCAGGCCTCGCCGCAGGCAGGGTGGTCGCGGTCGACAGCCTTCACAAGGCTGACGAGGCGCTCCCTCTTCGTCACGCCGCGCGACGAGGCGAGGGGGTTCCAGCGTCCGTTTCTGCGGCGCCACGGGTTCGAGAAGGGCAGGGCACGGGCCCGCAGGGCCGAG